AAGATGACAGAAGGCAGAATACAAATGGAAGCACAGGGTTACGGAATGTTGAACGTAGCTTTGGAACAACATAGAGAGGAAATTGATAAAACATGGCAGTCTAAAAACGCTTTATGGGCTTTGACTGAAAATCCTATATTTAGAACTCCTGACTTTAAGGAGCCAATTTCAAATAAAGATAAACAGGAAGCTTTAAGGTTATTTGAAGAAACGCGCACATCTGCCGAAAAATATGCAGAACAAATAACTGAAATTAATCGATTAGAAAAAGAAGGCGCGATTGATGCTCAAACTGCACAACGTGCAAAGAAAATGGCTTACGATGATTACAGTGGTATGTTAAAAGAGCAGCAAGACTTGCACAAAGAAGCTATGAAAATGGCAAATGAGCTTTCAAAGTCTTTAGCCAATACATTTGTAAATGGAATCGAAAAAGGTGATCGTTTTAGTCAAATTCTTAAAGGTATTGCGATGGATCTTGAGAAAGCTATTGCTCAAGCGCTTTTATTTAAACCGCTAGAAAGCGGAATTGAATCAATGCTTACTGGTGGATTGGGTGGTGGTAGTGGTGGTTTGTTTACCAGCTTGTTTTCAGCGCTTGGCTTTAGAGCAAGCGGTGGTCCAGTAAGCATGAATCAACCTTACGTTGTGGGTGAAAATGGTCCAGAAGTCATTGTTCCTTCACAAAGTGGAACGGTAATTCCTAACAGTGCGCTTGGTGGTAGTAATACAAATTTCAATCAATCGTTCAACTTTGCTTCGGGTGTAACTAAGAGCGATTTGGCTTCAATGCTTCCTCACTTAGTCAATCAAGTACAAGCAGCCGTTGCCGAATCTGTACGTCGCGGTGGTCCTTATAGTCAAGTATTTGGAGGAGCTTAATCTTATGCCTATTACTTATCCACTTTCGTTACCAACTCAGTTTAAAAGCGCTGAGATTACGTTTAACACAACCAACTTGGTTGCGGTTTGGGAAGGACCATACGACATGAGTGAACAAACGTATGAATTCCCCGGAAAACGTATTACTGCAACGATTAAATTTCCTAAAATGAATCAAGCCAACGGCGAGGAGCTTATTGGCTGGCTTATGTCGTTACACGGTAGAGCAGGAACGTTTTATCTTAACGATACATCAAAACGTTATGCTCGAGGAATTGCATCAGGAACTCCTGTGGTAAATGGAACGCAAACCGCATTGACCACCGATCTTTACACGCGTGGATGGACTGCAAGCGTTACAGGAATCTTGCTTGCAGGAGATTGGATTCAAGTAGGCACAGGATCGTCTGTTCGTCTGCACAAAGTGCTTTCTGATGTAAACTCAGACAGTTCTGGTCATGCAACGCTTTCAGTATGGCCTAATCTTCGCACTGCATACGCAGATGGCACAACGTTAGTAACAACTAACGCGTCAGGTATTTTTAGGCTTAAAGAAGATACTTCGTGGACAATCGACAACTCGAGAATCTATACGGTCAATCCAATTACCGCAGTCGAATCAGTTAGCCTCGTTTAACTATGGCAAGACCTCTATCATCAGCAATGACGGCAGCGATCCTCGCACGAGATGTGAGGCTTGCGATTTTGTGCGATTTGATGTTTCCAAGCGCTCCGTCTTACGTTTGGGGTGGTACTGGTACATTATCGGCAAATGGCAACACTTACCTTGGCCTTGGTCCAGTTGGTGCAATTGGAAAGGTAGAAGAAAAGAGCGATGGAAAAGCCACAGGATTAAGTCTTTCGCTTTCTGGTGTTCCGCTTTCTCAAATTTCTGAAGCGGTAAACACGAATTATCAAGGTTCGCCTGTAAATCTTTGGATGGCTTGTTTTGATTCAAGCTGGAATCTGCTTAATTATCCTTATCAATTATTTGGTGGATCGATGGATGTAATGTCGATTCAAGATGGAACATCGACTGCAACAATTACAATGGCAGTTGAAAGTCGTTTAATTGAAACGCAACGACCACGCACAAGGCGTTACACTCAGGACGATCAGCAACTTGATTATCCTTCAGACACAGGGTTTCAGTTCGTCAATAATTTACAGTTAATGCAGATTTATTGGGGCAATCCTAATGGACCATCAATCAATCTTCCGGGATCAACAGGAGTAACTCAAAACGTTATTGGATCTGCGCCATGATTGTACGCTTTCCATACTGGGAATCCAAGCTTAACGCTTTTATTGAAGAAAGGCGCAACGCTCCATTTCAATGGGGTGTTAATGATTGCTGCCTATTTGCGTGTGATGCAGTTAAATCAATTTGCGGTTATGATTTTGCTGAAAGCTTACGCGGTACATATTCAACGGCTTATGGAGCAGGAAAAGTTTATTTAAAACTTAAAGTAAGAGATGTTTCAGAGCTTGGTTGGAAGTATGTTGATGAAGGTAAACTTTCAATAGTTGATATTCGTAAAGCAAACCGTGGCGATTTTTTGGTTTATGCAAATTGCAAAACTAGGTCGCTAGGAATTTCAATAGGAGAATGTGGTGCATTTGTTTCGGAAAAAGGATTGGCTTTTATTCCTAGAATCGAGTGCGTCACGGCTTTCACTTACTAATTATGCCACAAGTAATCGCACCAGTTTTTTGGGCAGTTGAGGGTTTCCTCGAGGTTGACGTTGGCCTTAGCATGGCGACGGCAGTCACAATCGCTGAAATCGGAACAATTATAGTTCCGGGGATTGCAGCAGCGTATGGCGCTTCAAAACTTTTATCGCCTAAGAAAACGCCTTTTCAAATGGTTCCGAATAACTCGCTTATTCGTAACTCAGCAGCAAATCGTTTTCTTGCATATGGAAGATCATCTGCTGGTGGTGTTGTTGTTTACATCAATCAAAGTGGTTCAAGCAATCAATACCTTGATCTTGTTTTCACTTTAGCAACGCACGAAATTGATGCGATTGAAAGCTTGGTGCTTGATAATTGGGCTTTAACATTTGACGGCACAGGCACGAATGGTGGTGGTGTTTGCACAAGCGAAACAGATATGCGAACAGGCGTTACTTCTACGCGCTATGCTGGCAAGGTATTTGCAAACTTTCATCTTGGATTACAGGGAGATGCTGCTGATTCAACATTAATTACGAATAGTGGCGGTCAATGGACATCAACTTGTACATTATCTGGCGTTGCTTATGTTTATTTACGCCTTACTTGGGATCAAAACACATTTAGCGCTGGAATACCTAACATTTATGCAATCGTTCGTGGTAAAAAGGTCTTAGATCCTAGAACTGCAACGTTTGTTACTGGATCAACAACCAGTGGATCAGCGACTGTTAGCGTTTCAAGTACTTCTGGATTATCAACTGGAATGGCTTTTAGGGGTGCAGGAATTTCTCCACTAGCAAAGATTTTATCAATAGGTACTGGTACAGTTACGCTTAATGCTAATGCAACTTTAAGTTACAGTAATCAAACGTACATTGCTGGAAATCCAGCATGGTCACAAAACGCAGCAATGTGTGTTGCTGATTTTATGATGGATCAAAATTACGGCTTTAGAGTAAACGCTGGTGATTTTGATTTAACGTATTGGACAACGGCTTGTAATGATTGCGATGTTTCAATTGGCATTTCTGGTGGTGTATCTGAAGCTCGTTACACGGTAAACGGCACAATCGACACAGGTCGCGCACCTGGGGAAACGTTAGACAATATGCTTGGTGCTATGGCTGGTTTATGTCCGTGGGTAGGTGGTAAATGGTACATGAGAGCAGGAACATACCAAACGCCAACTATTACCTTAACAGATTCAGATCTTCGTGGTGCGCCAACGCTTTCAACGAAAGTATCAAGGCGTGACACAATAAATACTGTTAAAGGAACATACTGCGAGCCAACTGCTCAATATAACGCAACTGATTTCACTCCTGTTGCCGATGCTACTTATTTAGCAGCAGATTTAAATACGCGTTACATAAACGATGTAACTTTTCCTTTTACGACAAGCCACGCAACCGCACAAAGAATTGCTAAGTCAATCTTAAGGCGCTCGAGGTATGGACAAACTGTCTTAACAATGCCTTGCAAACTTACTGCAATGCAGGCTCAAGTTGGTGACAACGTAAACATTACGCTTTCACGTTTCGGATATGTAAATCAGCCATTTGAAGTAGTTGGATTTACATTTGCGCATTATGCAGATTCCAACAATTCGCCAGCGTTAGGAATTGATCTAGTTTTAAAAGGCACAAACTCTGCGGTGTTTGATTGGGCAAATGGTGAAGATGTGGCAAACGCCAGCACAATATTAAGCAATTTACCATCACCTTATAACGTACCAACGCCAACAGGTCTTACTCTTTTAAGCGATGTTAGCACAGTAGCGGTTCAAGCAGACGGTACAATCGTACCACGTTTAAAAGTTAGCTGGACTGCTCCATCTAGCCAATACGTTACAAGCGGTGGATCTGTTGTAATTCAATACAAACGCCATGTTGATTCAAACTGGCTTGATTGGGATAAGGTTTTAGGCGCGCAAACAACAGAGTACATTACTAACATTGTTAGTGGCACGGCTTACGATGTTAGAATTAGCTTTTTAAATTCTGCTAGCTATCAAAGCGCATGGCAAGAATCTGACAATTACACCGTAAGTGGTATTGCAAACGCTCTATCTGCTCCATCATCAATCACTGCAACCGCCGGAGTTGGTCAACAAATATACGTTAAATGGACCGCATGGACAGATCCGACAGTGTCATTCTACAAGGTTTACCGTTCTACAAGCTCCAGCGATCCCTCGCCGACTTATCTAGGCTCGACACTGACCAACCTGTTCCTAGATCCCTCACCAACATACGGTATAGCGTATTATTATTACGTCTCGACAGTAAACACGAGCCTAGTGGAAGGGTCAAAGGGAGTAAGCGGAAGCGCAACGGCAACAAAATCAACGCTAGTAAACACAAGTGGACCTAGCACGCCAAGCGCACCAACGTTTGCAAGCAATTTTACCTATACCGCAACAGATGGAACTTCGCTTGCATCAATTACGTTAAACGTAGGTGCATTGCCTTCTGGTGCTATTATTCAAAGCGTAATGTATCGCACAAGCGGTACATCTCAA